GTGCACTTTCTTTATTAATTTGTTGTTTCATTTCTTTGTTATTTAAAACATTGTCAACGCTATTTATACCTTGTAGTGGCATTACTTACCTTGACCTCTATATTTTTTAGTATAATATTTTGTACTCATTTTATTTCCATGTTTAGTATTTTTACTACAACCTTGTCGAGTTTTTTTCTCGCCATTACTTTTTCTTATATTAGTATTTAAACCTCTCATTAATTTACTTCCACTTTATAAGCGAATTTATCTTTTTATCTCTTGCAACATCATTTTTTTTCTTTGTCTCGTTTATATGCTCATTCATATCTTTTGTACCAAAATCTATTTGGTCTTTTCTAATAGCTGTTGCATAACCACCATCTCTAATAAAAGTATTAGTGGTCCACTTAGACTTATTCGCTTTATTACCACAAGAAGGGCAGTTAAATAACCCTTCTGGATTAGGTTCACTACAATGCTGACACTTAGACATTAGTTTTGTTCAATTATAATAACTGCAATTCTACTTCTATCAAGCATTACTGCTTTAATATCTACAAGTTTTGCAGTATCAATGTCTTCTATTGCATCATTAATTTCTTTAGCTAATGAACCTGCTACAGAATCTGCTTTTATACTTACATCATTAATAATAACTGTTGTAGTTGTATCAAAATTTGCCATTGTATTCTCCTATTTAATTAAATTTTATTATGGGTGTTTGGGGTTACACCTTTTTACGAATAACCCCACAGTACCCAAACTGCTAATCCTCACGGATTGTTTTATGATATAGTAATGTGTGCTACATCGTGTGCTACAGCTTTTGCAAAGTAGTTTACTCCATTGCAAACTAATTCTACTGTATCACCTAATGCTGCACCACTAATGAACACGATTTCATCAACTGCTGACTCTGCTGAAGCTGTAGCTGTTGTTGCTGTGCCAGTATCTGCACCTGCAACTATACCTACGATTGTATCTTCGGCAGTATTGTTAGCAATAGTAACTGCGTTAGCAGCCACTGTTGATAAAACGAATTTCGCATTCCAACCAGCACCAGCTGAAGCTGCTAAAGGTAAAGTAATTTCGTAGGCAGATGCCTGATTAATACCGAATACTTTTCCTGAATCTAGCTCAGTTAAGGTTCTAGCTGCTGCAACTTCTTCGTATTTTAGCTTAAAGTTACTTACACCACTGTTTTCTTCTAAGTATGAACTTCTCATTTTAATATCCCCCTTATCCTAACTCTAAGTTAATTAGATAATGTGATTCTGGTAAACATACTTCCAGTCCAGCTTCAGTAAGAATCATGTCTTTTCTTAAGTCTTCATCTGCACTTTGTACATTTGTCATAACTTGAGTGTCACGATTAATACCGTTACCAACTAATGGTCTGTAGTATACTTTACTCATGTCAGCCATAGCCATCATACCATCTGAATGTCCTCTGAACAATGGTTCTTTAACCATATACACAGAACCGTGTATAGTGTCAAGTTGCATTAGTTTGTGACCAAACTGTCCATTAAGTTCATCCATGTTTAGACGATATTGTGAGCCATTAGTTGAGTTTTCTGAGAAACTAACTGCACCCATTTTATTGAAATAAGACATCACTGGTAAAGAACACAGTGCTAGTCGTTCGTTAGAACCACCACGAGCTGGGTCAAATACCACTTCGAAGTCAGCAAGTAAGTTATCATAAGTAAGTTCAGCTTGTTTGTAGTTACTAAAGTAAGCTTTGCCACTTTCGTAAGCTAAGCCAGCACTTGTACGGTCAACTACTGTACTATTCTTAATGATATGTCCTATTAGACCTTCTGAATATTGAACGCCATCAATTCTTGCTTTTTGGTTAAAAAGCATAGCTCTTTCAATATCTATCTTATGTTCTCTTAGTTTTTGAGCTAAGACTCTATCAAACTCATTACTTACGCCACGTAATTGTGTTGCGTTAGCAGTGTTTGAAATTTCAGCAGCTGTTTTAAAGATTTGAGTATATCCAAATCCGTCATCCATACTGTCTGAAAATACGTCTGGTGAACCAGTTCCTTCAGCGTAAGCTGAACCGATTACCTGACATCTCTGTTCGTTAAGCACTTTATCCATGTTAGAAGCTGTACTTGAAACAGATATTACTTTACCTACGAATGTAGTATCAGCAGCATTTTGGGAAGGAGCACCTTCTACACGTACAATTACGTTTCCGTAACCTGCAGAATCTTCTGCTCTTCCTAATGTTCTAATAGCTATTACCATTCCTTTTACTAACCAGTCTACACGACCTGCTGCAGTTGTTGAACCTTTTGCAGTCTCAACAGTAAATGTATGGTCTTCTCCAGCTACTAGCTGTGCAGATGACGCAACATTTCCATCGATGAAAAACTCTCTACTTGTATAATTAATTTTTGTTCTATCTTCTAAGTAACGGAACAAAGAATCATCAGTAGGAAGTTTTGCAGTTTTGCTCAGATAGACGAAAAACGGACTTTCTTCAGGTGCTAATTCAGCAATCCTATCAGAAAAGTTAAATAATCGTCTTTGGTCTGGAGCAACACCAGTGTTAGAAACACCAGTTGAAGTAGTAGCAGCACTTAGATTTTGTGCTTTCATTTGTCCACTTGTTATTGCCATTTTAATCCTCCCAGATTATTTTTTAGCGATACTTTTACCAATGGAAATAGGGTTACCAGCTTTCAATATATTACTCCACATATTATCGTCTTCAGACATCTTAGGAGGTTGTCCTCCTTGTACAAGTCCAGCAGACTTAGGAATTGATTGTGTTTTTCTTACACTCTCTATATTGTTATTGGTTTGCATAGTTCCATTATTTTTAGCGTTCCAAACGCTAAATAAAGTATCTAGAGGTAATTGCTCTCTAGGCTGCGTAACAAAATTTACAAAATCTTTAGCATCTTCATTTGACAATTTAAAATCAGTCTGAGCTTTATGCTCAAGATTATCTACAGCTCGTTGGGCTTCAAGCCTTCCCATATAGTCTTTCATACGGTCACTTACTGCAGCATCAATTTCTTGTTGTCTCATTTCAAATGATTTAGAATTTGGGTCTGTATACGCATCCCAAGGATTAAATTCCTCTTGGGTTAACTTCACTTTTTCTTCTTCCTGTCCTTTACCCCCTGATAAATGGTTTCTTACTACGTCTACCAACTCAGGATTATCCTGAAATAGCTTTGCTACTGGTTGTAGTTTTTCAACTTCGGCTTGTGCTTTATCGTACATAGACTGGAATTTACGTGCATCTGTTGCATCGTCGGAACTCAAATCCTGTTCATTAGCTTGCTCATTTATTACATTATTTTCAGAAGTTTCTGAACCTTCTAAAGGCTGTACATCTTCAACGACTTGTTCGTCTCCGTGTACGTTTATTTCATTTTCACTCATTACGTTTCTCCTTCAGATGTGCTTAATTTATCCACCAATATCCTCAGACATTAATGAATCAATACCAGCCTGCACCTGTTGTTTTTGTTTCTGTTTTTCTTTCTCAGCGTCGATTCTAACTTGAGCATCAGCGTTAGTAACAGATTTGCCTAATTGTGTTTTAAACTTCTCAACAACTACACGTTTTCTGTCACTCATTGATTCTCTTTGGGCAGTTTGTAAATCTCCACTAAGAACTTTTATTTGGTCTTGTAATTGACCAATAATACTTTTCATTCTTTGTACTTCTCCAGTTCTTTCAAGTACACCTTGTTTATCAAATATTTCAGTTTTCTTTAATGCTTCTACTTTATCAATTAATCCCATTTGATAGGCTTCCATATACATTTGATATTCTGCATATTTATTAGAAGGCATTGTAGAACCAGCAACAACTCTTACATCGAATTGTCCTGCTGTAATATCGTTTTTAATTTTTAAT